GTGGGCGCGGGGGGCGACCTGGGCTTCAAGAGGAACAGCAGCTCGCTCGCCATCGTGCGCCAGCGCCCCTCGCGTCAGGTCTGGCTCGCCGACCTCCTGGAGCACAAGCCGACGGGGGGCGTGAGGCTCAAGCCGTCGGTGGTCTGCGGGGACTTCGCCGCCAGGCTGGCGACCTTCGGGGCCTCGGGCCTGGTGGCCGACCAGCACGAGCGGGCGTCGCTCGAAGAGCACATGGGCGACGCCGGGTTGAGCGTCCACGATGCCCCGGCGGCGACGGATGCGCTGGTGTCGCTCCGGGCGCAGGTGCGCGAGGGCCTCGTCAAGGCGCCGACCCCCGCGGACGACGACGACAGCCCCGAGGCCGCGCTGCTGCGGCGCCTGCGCGAGCAGCTCACCGGGATCAAGCAGCGCCGCACAGTGGGCAACCAGATCTCCGTGGTCATCCCCGAGGCCATCGACGGGAGCCACGGTGACCTGGCGCAAGGGCTGGCCAACGCCGTGTGGGGCCTGGCCGCGGTGGGGGCCCGAGAGGTCGAGGAGCCCAGGACCCGGGCCCACCTGGACCCCGATGAGCGCGAGATGATCGAGGCCGAGGAGCGCCAGGCAAGCAAGCGCCTGGCCTGGCTCTAGCCCCGCAGCCTGGACCAGAAGGGGACCGCCACGCGCCGCACGATGGCCTTGCTCTCTGGCCGGTCTGAAGCGGGCAAGACCTCCTGCTCGAGGATGACGCTCCCGCTCTCCAGGTCGGTGACCTTGACGGGCTGGCGGGCGTCGAGCCCGAGGGCGTCGAGGTGCGGGAGCAGGCGGGGAGGGCAGGTCATGCCGCCAGGGTACGCTGAAGCTCCTCGACGCGGCGCTTCAGGTCGGGCCGCTGGTCCAGCAGGGCCGCCAGCGCCATGTCAGCGACGCGGCTGAAGGTCTCTCCGGTCAGGAGATGGACGGCGCGGGCCTTCTCGTACACCTCGTGCTCCAGGCTCACCTGTTTACGTAGTGACATGCCCCCAAGATACCACGATACCTTGATTGAGCGGTCAACCTGTATGCACGTTGACAACACGATTCTAGCAACCGTCGACCGGTGCCAGCAGACTCCCTCCCGTGAGCATCGAGGCGGCGCTGGCAGCACTGAGGGACGCGGGGGCGACGCAGGTCGTTGTCACCTTCGCCCTCGTGCCTGCGGCCCCGTCCGCCCCTGCCCCGCTGCCGGCGCCCCCTGAGCCCGAGCCCACCCTCACCGAGGAGCCCGACGATGAAACGCTAGCCGAGGACCCGCTCTTCCGTTCCACGTCCGTCCGTCCTCGGCGCCCTCGCCATGCGGAGGAGCCCGATGGCTAACCTCCGCTGGTGGCACGAGGACAAGCCCCACGCCTCGCTGATGCGGGTCGTGCGAAAGATCCAGGACGACCAGAGCGACCTGAACGAGCGTACGTTCACCTCGCTCTGCCTCTACGACGACTGGCAAGCCCTGCCCTTCGCCTTTGGTGGCTACGAGCTGCAGCGCACCGAGGTTGAGGGCCACTTCGCCGTCAACGCGGTGCGCTCGTGCGTCGACACGGTGAGGGTGGAGACCATCCAGGCCCGCCCTCGCCCGCTGTTCCTCACCTCCGGCGGCGACTGGACCCTGCGGCGCAAGGGCCAGAAGATGGGGAAGTTTGTCGAGGGCGTCTTCAACGAGTGCGCCTTCGACCGCCTCGCCTCGTCCGTCGTGCTCGACGCCCTCACCTCCCCCTGGGGCTGCGTCCAGATCGTGCAGGACGAGTTCACGGGCCGTGCGGCGCTCCGGCGCATCCTTCCCGGTGAGCTGTGGGTGGACCGTCGCGACGGGCACTACGGCGCCCCCCGGTCGGTCTACCTCACCCGGTGGGTCGACCGCACCGTGCTCCAGGAGCTCTACCCCAAGCACGCCAACGAGATCGAGACGGCTCGCGACGAGCTGAACCTGCAGTGGCAGTGGTCTGACAGTGAGAGCGATCTGGTCTGCGTGGTCGAGGCCTGGCACCTCCCCAGCGGCCCCAACGCCAAGGACGGGCGCCACGTCGTGGTCTGCTCCGCCTGCACCCTGGACGAGGAGGCCTGGACGGCGCAGTCGTTCCCCTTCGCTTTCCTCCGGTGGAAGACCCCGACCAGCGGCTTCCACGCCCGCTCCCTCGCCGACGAGCTGCGGAAGATCCAGCGCGCGCTGAACGTGGCCGCCGCGGACATCGAGGACGGCCAGGAGCTACACGCCCACACCAAGATCTGGCTGCCCCTCAACAGCAAGGTCAACAAGGGCCACTTCACCGGCGACGCCGGGCGGTTCATCGAGGGCGCCGTGAAGCCGGAGCCCATCGTGTTCCCCGCGGTCTCCCCCGAGGTGTACCGTTGGTTCGATCGGCTGCTGGAGCTGGCCTACCAGATGAGCGGCGTAGCCGTCGCCGCAGCCCGGAGCGAGAAGCCCGCGGGCACCACGAGCGGGCGAGCCATCCGGCTGACCGCTGACCTGCAGAGCAAGCGCTTCCTCGACTTCGCCCGCGCCTACGAGCAGTTCTACATCGACGTCTCACGTGAAATCGTGCGGCTCATGGAGCGCCTGTCCGAGGAGGACTCCTCCTACGACGTGGCCTACCAGGGCAAGGGCCACGCCGAGCGCATCGCCTGGAACGATGTCCGGATCGATGAGTCTTCGTACATCCTCCAGACCTGGCCGACGAACCTCTTGCCCAGCACCCCCCAGGGCAAGCTCGACAGCGTCGTCGACCTCGTCTCGACGGGCTTCACCGAGCGGCTGGGCATCCCCGCCGAGCAGATCCTCAAGCTCCTCGACTTCCCCGACATCGAGGCCGCCTTCGGGCTGGTGACGGCGTCGTGGGATCGCGTCGAGCAGATCCTCGAGATCATGCTGGACGAGGGCAAGTACCTGCCACCGGAGCCCTTCTACAACCTCTCCTTGTGCCTCGGCGCCGCGGTCCGCCACTACCAGCAGTGGCAGATCTGGGGCGTCCCCGAGGAGCGTATGGAACTTCTGCGGCAGTGGATCGGCGACTGCAAGGCGCTGCTCCTGGCCGCCAACCCCCCAGCGCCCCCGCCGCCCCCCGCCGGCGGTGAGGCGCCCCTGCCCCCCGCCCCGGAGATGGCCGCATGAGCGAGCCCACCGCAGACGCCCCCGTTGTCGACGTCGACGCCGCCGAGCCTCCCGCCGAGGCCGTCGAGCCTGCCGCCCCCGAGTCCCCGGAGCCCTCCGCCGAGGAAGGCGAGGCCCCCGAGGGCGAGGACGGCAAGCCCGCGCCCAAGGGCAAGGGGAAGGGCAAGGGCGACATGCCGCCCTCTCTCGCCGCGGCCATCCGCCTGGAGGAGAAGGCGAAGAAGATCCAGGAGAAGGCGGACGCCAAGGTCGCCGACGTTACCCGGCGCGAGGAGCGTCTTCGCGCCGACGTGGCCGCCTGGGAGGCTCAGCGCAAGGGCTGGGAAGAGCAGGTGCGGCCCAAGCTGCAGCGCCTGCAGGCCATCGACCGCGCGCTTCAGGAGGGGAACTACACGGGGCTCTTCGAGACCCTCGGGGCGGACCCGAAGAAGGTCCTCGATGGCCTCGCCGGTGACCTCCAGATGCCGGACCACGTGCGCGAGGAGCTGGCTGCCGCTCGCCGCGACCGTGTTCAGCGCGAGCAGCGCGAGCAGCAGGAGCGGCAGGAGCGCGAGCAGCAGCAAAAGACCCTCGCCGAGCGGCAGGAGATCTGGGGGCGCATCGTCGACGTGGTCGACGCCAACCCCGAGGCCTACGCCCAGGCGACCCGCTACGCCCGCGAGGTCGGCGCCGACGCCTTCGTCGAAGAGGCGAAGACCATCCGCCAGCAGCTCGGCGGCAACGTCGGCACCGCCGCCGTCATGCGCGAGGTCGAGCGGCGCGCAAAGATTCACTACGGCGACCCGGCGCCTCAGCCCGGGAACCCCTCGCAGGTAAAGGGGCCGGGCCAGCCGGCGACTCCTGCGGCGCCAAGCGCCACCCCCGCGAGCCGAAGGCCCGTGGGTGTTTCGCAACGGGCCGCGCAGGAAGCCGCAGTAGAAGATGACGAGACGGATCCCGTCATCCTGCGGCGTCGGGCGCTGGCCGTGCTCCGCGAGGGCCGCCAGCAGGCAAGCTGACGCCCTCGCCATGGAGTCCCCATGGCTGACGCATCTCTTACGACTGCAACGTTCAACAAGGCTCTGAAGACGGTCTGGCCGCAGAAGCGGCTGACCAAGCTCTTGCTCGAGAAAAACGCGACCGCGGCGATGATCCCCATTCGCCCGTTCAAAGGCCTCATCATGCCGCTGGTCGTCCAGTACGGCATCCAGACCGGTCGCTCCGCGGTGTTCGGCACCGCGCTCGCCAACGGCACCGGCTCCAAGCAAGCGCAGTTCGTCATGTCCACCGCGAAGGACTACGCGAGCGGCGGCATCGAGGGCGAGGCCCTCTTCGCCATCGAGGATGACGAGTCCCTGATCGCGAAGCTGGAGGAGGAGATGCAAGGCTCCTTCGACTCCCTCGATGAGAGCATCGGCGAGCACATCCACGGCGACGGCGCCGGCAACCTGGGGCGCATCGCCTCGCTGGCCGCGGGCCCCCCGACCACCTTCACCCTGACCAACCCGTACGACGCGGTTCGGTTCTTCGTGGGGATGGTGCTCCAGGCCAACCCCAACCGCACCGGCAACAGCGGCACCCTGCGCGCCGGCACCGGCACCATCACCGCCGTCGACCACGACAACGGCGTCATCACCTACACGGCCAACGGTGGCTTCACCCCGGTGGTGAACGACTACGTCTACGTCGAGGGCGACTACGACGCGAAGATGAAGGGCTTCGAGGGGTGGAACCCCGAGACGGCGCCGACCTCCGGGGACAGCTTCCTCACCGTCGACCGGAGCGTGCACATCGGGCAGCTCGCCGGGCACCGCTACGACGCGAGCGCCTTCAACCCCATCGAGGGCATCAACAAGGCGCTGGCTCACGCCCGCGCGCTGAAGTGCCTCCCCACCGTGCTCTGCGTCAACCCGCTGGACGCGCACAACATCCGCCAGGACCTGGGGAACGCCGTGGTCTGGGACATCGTGAAGAGCCCCAACGACCCGAGCGTCAGCATCCAGACGGTCAAGTTCAGCCAGGGCGGGCGCATGCTCCGGATGTACGAGGACGAGAAGGCGCCCCGCGGCGTGGTGCGCGGCTTCGACCCGGCGAACATCGCCATCTACGCCCGCAACTCGATGTTCCCCGGGGTCCTCGACAAGGACGGGAACAAGATCCGCGCGGACGCTTCGGCCGACGCCTACAAGTGGCGTCTGGGCTTCTACGCCCAGATCGGCTGCCAGCGCCCCAAGGATCTCCTCCGCATCAAGATCGCGACCTGAGGAGGCACCATGGGAACCGCAGGAATCCGTCGAGAAATCGCAGGCTGCAGCCCTTCCCAGGTGGAACTCTCCGCCAGGGTCCAAGGCGCAGCCAACAGCAACCCCAGCACCATCAAGGGCGCGACGAGCCAGGTCGCCAGCGTCACCCGCCTCGGCGTCGGCCGGTACCGGATCTTTCTGCGGGAGGCTTTCCCCCAGGCAGAGCAGGTACACGCCAGCGTCCAGGACACGAACTACGCCACGGCGGCCTCGAAGAAGGTCGCCAAGGTCATCACCCACAACGTGAGCACCAGCGTCGCGGCCAGTCGCTACATCGACGTCGCGGTGCACGAGCCCAGCAACTTCGTCGCGGACGAGCTGACCGACCCGCTCGCCGCCGCCGCCGCCGGGCTCCGCGCGGCGACCGCCACCACCGTCGCGCCGCAGACCGTGCTGACGGCGGGCCTCCTCTCGGGTGGCCTCGCCGAGCTGCTGGCACGGCCCAGGAACGTGACCTTCACCACCGCGGGCGGCACCCCAGCGGACGCTCCGGCCACCGCGCTCATCACCGGCACCGACATCCACGGCGACCCGATGACGGAGACCGTGAACATCGCCCAGACCGCGACCATCGCCAGCGGGGTCGAGGCCTTCCGGACCATCACGAGCATCGCCTTCGCCGCGGCCGAAGGCACCAACGCGACCGTGTCCATCGGCTACGGCAACGCCTTCGGGCTGCGTCGCAAGGCCAAGACCCGGGCCGGCGCCGTGATGCGCGGCACCGAGATCTCCGCGGGCAGCGTCGTCACCAACGGCACGCTGGTCACGGCGGAGACCTCGCCGCCCAACGGCACCTACACCCCCAACGCGGCCCCCAACGGGACCAACGACTACGCCATCGCGTACGAGACCGATGGTGATGTGGACCTCACCAGCACCGAGTGGCTCCACATCGACATCACGCTCCGCAACACGGCCCAGGGGGTCTCGTGAAGAAGTCCCTGGCTGACATGGTCCCGCCGAAGCCCGAGCCCTCGGGCAAGGTCGAGGCGGAGGACGACGGGGGCGACATGGCCCAGGCGAAGCTCGATGCGTTTGAGCGCCTGGCCAGGGCCCTCGGCCTCGACCCGAAAACCCTCGACTCCCAGGAGGGCGCCGAGGCCCTGGAGGAGATGATCGCGGTCTGCTCCTACGAGGAGGGCTGACGCATGCGCTACGCGCTCTTGAGCGATCTGGTGACGCGGACTCGGGCCCGGGTGGGCTACGAGAACAACCAGCACATCACCGACGCCGAGCTGAAGGCGGAACTCAAGAGCGCGGCGCGTGCCCTGCTGGACGTACTGCTGGAGATTCACGGCCCCGAGCCGTACCGCAAGACGGTCTCCCTCAACCTCACCGACGGGATCTCCGTCTACGACCTGCCGACCTCCGTCAAGGAGGTGCTGGCGGTCTACTCCTGCGCCGCGGACCTGACCGGAGACGTCAGCCCGACCGTCGTCCCGCGCGGGAAACCTTACGCCGAACTGCGCCCCTTCGAGGAATGGGAGCGGGTGCAGCTCCTGAACCTGACCTTCACCGACCACGCGGGACTGCGCTGGCGCCTGGGGGGCGCCGAGGCGAGCGACAGCACGACGGACGACGACGTCGATCAGATCGAACTGCTCCCGGTGCCACGGACGCCCCCGTACGGGACCGTCTACCTCTCCGTCGTCCCGCACCCCGTCCAGGCCACGCTGACCGACGACAGCGACGTGCGACTGCTCGCGCCCAACAACGCGGACGAGTGGCTCATCGCCCGCGGCTGCGCCTACATCCGGACGAAAGAGAAGGACGACCCGAGCCCGTTCTACGCGCTCATGAGCGAGGTCGAGGGCCGCATTCGCGCCGCCCACGCCCGGCGCACCACCAACGAGCCCCAGCGGATGCGCGGGCGCTCCGACCGTCGGCGCCTCCGCCCCGGTGACTACACGGACGGTGAGCCATGAGCGGCGAGCGGCGGAACCTGGCCGGAGACCCCCGCGTCGATCAGGTCGGGCGCGAGCGAAGCGACGACCTCTCGGGCGAGCTCCGCCGGCGCTTCCCCCCGGGTGTGCTCCTGGAAGGCATCGCCTTCAAGGCGCTGGAGCGCCGCACGATCCCCCACGGGCTCAAGACGACGCCCCGCGGCGTGCTCCCGTCCGTCCCTCGCGGCGGCGCCACTCTGCTGGTGCAGATGGGCCTCACCGGGGATTCGGTGGTGCTGGAGAACGCCACCAGCAACGAGGCGACCTACGACCTGTGGGTGTACCTGTGAGCCAGCAAGAACAGGTGCTCGACCTCCCCATCGGCCGGAGCCTCGCCGAAGGGGTCGACCCCAAGCTGCTCCCGATGGGCGCAGCGGCGAAGCTCGAAAACTTCGAGGTCTTGCGCGGCGGCGGCATCACCAAGCGCAAGGGCTGGGGCCTGCGCCTGCGGCTCGAGGACTCCACCGACATCACGCCCCGCTACAAGGTCGAGGGCGACGGGACCACGCTCCGCGCCGTCTGTCCGTCCCCGGCCTCGGGCATCCCCCATCTCTACACCTACAGCGAAGGTCTCGACCTCTGGAGCGACCAGGACGACGTCTCCCCCTGCTCCGTCGAACGGCGCGGGCTCGTGGCCACCACGGACGTTCTTGCCTTCACGGACGTCGTCCCCTTCGGCTCCGGGGCCTTCCTCCTGGTGGTCTACGGCGCCCTCTCCAGCGATACCTTTTACAAGATCGTCGACGCCCGCACCGGCGCCACAATCCAGCAGGCGACTTCGCTCACCAGCGGCTTTTATTCGCGCACCGCCTGCGTCCAGATCAACAACGACGTCTGGGTTCTTTACAACCATCGGACGAACGGCTTCAGCGCGCGCAAAATCAGCGGCACCGACCTCAGCGAGACGATCGTCGTCCTCTCCGCCACCGCTGCCGCGCACTTCGACGCCAACCTC